AGAACCCTCGATGTAGTTGTCCAGCACCCAGTCCGACACGTAAATCGGTATCTCGTCATAGTGCATCATCTTTATACCGAAAAGCTCGGACTCATTGAGTGTAAGACCCCCACCCGCTGCCCGTGCCAGGACGCTTATCTTACGCCTGCTTCGCCTGGACATCAAGAGTAGGTCGGGTTTTCCAGGCTTGACCGCATCTATGAACTCGTCCATTGACGCCATGGTCAAAGCACCGCTGGTAGCAGTACCAGCAATCACCTGCGAGTTGTTTATCGCGTCCAAGTCAGTAGTCGTTTCCGACTCCAACTCGGCCAGGATGCGCAACAGGCCTTTGAACTGCTTGGTAGTGGCATCCACCGATGTCTGGCCAATTATCAGGGTCTTCTCGAACTCGTGCGCCATGGCCTGGGCAGCCAGGGCAGCGTCTATGGCCTCGGGATTCTGCGTAGCATTCAGGGCTATAGCTGCCTTATCAGTATAGGCGTTCTGAATCAATGTGTAGATATCCGTTGACCTCTGGACGTATGTGCCCGTGCTCTCAGCAATCTGGTCTCCGATAGACAACCAGGACGCAGTCGGCAGTGCAGTAGAGACATTGTACTTGTAGGAGTTGCCCTGAATGCCCTTCATGGGGAGCTTGCCCAGAAGCGGGCTTTCCTTTACCATCCAGTCAACTATCCCCTTGAGGATTATATCCCTATCAAGGTATTCATATTGTTGAAGCGTTTGCATGTTACCTCACTTTATTGTTTTTTGTTGTATTGCTCAAACCCCTTAGCAAGTTTCTGATCAGGAGACAGGTGACTTGCGTCCCCCCTGGCCATACTGGGGCTACCAGCACCAGAACTCGCCAATCCCAGAGCCTTGAATTTTGCTTCCACGATAGCATCAGCCTTCTCCTGGGCTTTCTTCTCTATCTTGGCCTGGAGCTTCGCCTCTTGTTTGTCCTTGAGGAATTCGAGGGCTTCTTTCGGCTCTCTATCTTCCTGCAGGGCTTCTTTAACATCGGCGTCCTCTAGGGTTAGTCCCTGACTGAGCATATATGCCCAAAAGACCTGCGCTTCAGGATTCGCTGCAGGGGCAGCCTTAGCCTGCGCTGCCCGCCTTGACTGGAGTTCATCCTTATAAGACTTTCTACCAGTCTTGGTTTCCTCGGGTTCACCGAGTTGTTGCGTGGCGAAGTTGTCCATCATCTCAGCGAAGTATTCCTGAGTGTCGTCAATCTTTTTGCTCATGGTCAGGAATTCATCTCGGGATATGCTTTTCTTGCCGATCCCCTGTAACCGTAATATCTCCTTCTCTTTGCGAGTGAGTTCTGTTGTATTTGCAGCTAATTGAGCCTTTAGCTGCTCGACCTCACTCGGGGTTTGGGGCTTAGCAGTCCCCTCTGGCGTTCCTGCCTTACCAGCCTGCGCTACTGGGGTCGTGGCCTCTGGGGGCTTGACTACAGCAGGGTCAGGTGGTTTGCCTAGTTCTCCTGGAGTTTTCTGCGTTGCCTCTGGCATGTGATCCTCCTTCTCGATCCTTTCTATAAGCCTTCGAGTTGGGTAAGCCTCACCCTCGACTTGGGGGAGGTAGAGTAACCGCCACTCGACAATGGCGGGTTGACTTTCATTTGTTCTCCTGAAGCAGGGATAACACTATGGCCTGTTTCTCTTTATCCAGACTATCAAACAATCCGCCATAGAGCATTCCACTTAACTCGTCCAGTGCCCCCGCAGAGGCCTTCTGGTCTGCTTCTATATACTGATCTCGGGTATATCTACCCCAAATCAATTTCATCCAGTCATCGCTTTTACCAGATGATAAATCCAGAGCGCCCTGAATGAACCTCTTTGTTTGGATTGTCGGCAATCCAGTAAGCAACCCCGCAAGCTCTGGGGATGTCTTAAGAGCAGCCAGCCAGTCCCCCTGGTTAGCTTGCGCCATCATCTGCAGGGCTTTATCAATTCCCGCAAAGGTTATCAAGTTCAAATCAGACTGATAGCCCTGGAGGACGTTGCCAAAAAACGTACCGAATATCGGGAGGGTGCTCAGAGCTTGACTGCCCATATCTTTGCGAAACTCCTCAGCATTCTTCTGGGGGCGGCTCCTGATTGTCCAGCCTATGATCAGGGCTGGGATGATAAAGGCCTCGAAGGTTCTACGGGCAAGAGTACCGAGGCCTATCTTTTTCGCCCCGAACTTGCCAGCCATATCAAACCGATAGTAGTTCCAGTTGTTGTTCAACTCATTCGTGAACATCGTAAGAGCCTTCATAAATTCATTGGAGCGGTAGTATTCTGCCAGGTCTTTGACCTCAAACATGGCCTGAGTCCTTCTGATAACCCTGGCAGCTTCCTGTCCAGCTTCTTTCTCCATCCCTGGGTTCTTTGCCAGGTAATTATCGAAAGCCCCTCTCCATATAGCGCTCACGGTTAGCCTGTCAGCCGTTGTGGTCAGGAACATAAAGGCTTCCCTCCAGGTGATTTTGTCCGTGACCTTGGCCTCTAATGACCTCATCATCTTTTCCTCGGCTATTTCTCTTTCAAAAGACCGCTTGTATGTCTGTGGGTCATATTGTCGAATCAGTGCCTTGGTGTCCTTGGGATGTCGTAGGTAGGTAGCCAAGCCCTTGATCGCTGGTAATTCACCAACCTCCGCCATGCCAGTAAACCAGGATATGGTCTGTCTGAAACCCATCACAAGGTTGAAGCCACTTACCGCTGCCACGGAATTCACCCGCAGGTGTCTCAGTATGCTGTCGGCATGGCTCGTGACCCGCAGTGCATCACTCTCAGCATTCTGTTTCAGCCATTTGTCCATGACTTCATAGCGGGGTCGCCCCTGCTTCAGAATAAAGGCCTGCTTAAACTTCGCATTATTGAGTATCATCTGCAAGTCCCTTACAACAGGGGCATATGCCTTGTAGTGAGAAACCTGATTCAGGTGCTTTATAAATACACCAACGGCATCCAGGTCAACTGGTTGCATTGCCTTGTGGCTTCGTTCTTTCAAGAACGACTTTTTGATACCAGCCGATGCCCACTGAGCAGCAAATCGCTGGGCTTCTTCCCGCGCCAGTGTCTTCTCGAAGCTTATCTCGGGCATCGCCCCCCACTGAATCATGATAGGGAAGTAGTTATCAGTCACGGTCATTCCCCTGCCTTCCACGAGGGTTCGCACTTTACTGATTTCCGCTCCCTGTGCCTTGTAATAGCCTTGCATATGTTCAGCTAAAGCTCTTTCTTCAGGAGTCAAACTATTAACCACCTTGGCAATCTGTTCATTGGAAAGCTTATTACCGTACCTCAAGTGCAGAAGGTTATCATTGTTCAGGCTGTGCAGATAAACCCCAATCTTCTCTGCTGGAGTAAGCGTAAGTCCTGGCTCTATAACTTCCTTCTTGCCCAAAATCTTACCCAGGTCAATACCCCTTTCCTTCAGGAACGGTCTAAACTGTTCTTCCAGGTATGAGTAAACCTCTTTAAGCTCCTGATTCCTTGCAGCATTGATCGGCTTATAAAAGGTTTCCAGGAACACTCCGTTTTCATCATACCCGTCCACCTGGAGAAGGATTCGCTCCATCCTGTAGGTACGATTTATGACGGACTCAAAGGGATCACTCTTATCCAACTTGGCTTCCTTGAGGGATGCCTTTGTTATAACGGCGGGTGCTTTTGGAATTACACCCAATTGAGTTATCAGACCATCAACCGCTTCATCTATCCTTCTTCCAGCCTGAATTTTGATCAGTCTATTCTTGAGCATCCCGAGATGTATAAGCGTGGTAGTTTCGTCAAGGATCGTTTGTAACTGCCCCGTTGTCATATCCCGAAGTGGCGTGGAATTCATCATCTCAAGCATTTCCTCAGAGATAGTCGGAGCAATGCCATCCGTTTCCTCAAGCATGTTCATGTAGGCTCGCAGGGCTTCGCGCTTATTAAGTGTTCCGCCCGTTCTATACTTTAGATCAAATCCTTCCAGGATCGCAGCAGCCTTCTGCCTATATTCCAATGGCAAGTTTTTGGTCTGTGCCTGCAGAGATACTATCTTGGCAGCCAGGGTTGACTTGGTCGCTTCATCGCCAGTTAAGGCTTGCTGGTTAATGAAGTCCAGTGACATCTTGTTTGCCCTGGCAACCGCCTTAACAAGACCCTCTTTAGTTTTGATCACACGGACGGTCTTCAGGAAGTTACCCTGTAACTCTTTGGGGACGGTGGCCTGGACAATGGCAATTAAGCGCCTCTTAATATCATCAGGCGTAGCTCCCTTTGCCATGTCAGTCTCAAGCTGGGCTAGGGTGTCCATGGGCATTGTTGGGGTAACAGCGATATCTATATCCTTGAAGACAGCAACGCCTGTCTGCGTCATACTGCCATCGTAACCCATGTACTTGGCTGTGGCATATTCTATCTCGGTGGCCGACCTTATCCCCAGCGCATCAAAGCGTTCCCAGTCCTTACCCATGGCCTTTTGAAGCTTCTGCTCGACAACCCTTTTTGCCTCATTAAAGCGAGCCTTTAACTCGGGATCGGCATTGCTTAAGTCAAGGATGCGCAGAGACTGGGTAGTAGTCTTGGCTGGCAGTCCTGCAAATTTCCTCTCGACTGGCTGCGCGTCTGTGTACCAGTAGGAACGCCGAGCCAATAAGCCCTTATCGTAGTATTCCTTCCACTCCTCAAGAGTGGCGGATTCCTCACCAGAAGCACTTACTCCCATATCTTTCGGGGAGACAACATTCCCTGGCCTCGGACTGTAATGAGACAGAGCAATGGTTTGCTTCGGAGGAATGTAAAGAGTAATACCGTCTTTCAGGTCGTAAATTGCCTTTTGATTCGCACCCTCGGCCATAGCAATGGCTTGGGTCTTGTCCTTTACCGTGGCCACTATATCAAGCTCGATCTGTTTCTCGGGCTTATTTAACCACGTCCCTACGCTATAGTCAGGGTTCTGCAATAAATCTTGGTTAGCCTGGACAAACAGGTCTAGGTCTTCCTGTGTAAGTTTAGCTCCCTTGACAATGACGGTACGGTCAGGGAACATGCCAACACTGTAGTATGGCTTGCCAACCAGATTCCCTACCGCTGGGTTCACGGTGCTTCCGCCCCCTGTGTTGTGCAGTTTAAGAATCTTCTGGCCAAGAGTTAAGCCCGCAGGCGCGGGTGGCTCAATTTTGTCAGCTATCTTTTTCGCTTCGTCTGACATCTCGCTTCTAGGCGGAAGGGCAATTTTGTTTTCCTTGATGTACTTTCCGACATCTATTAATGCCTTGGCCGAAGCCAGGGTATTTGGCTTTGCAGAGACAATACTATCAATGGTGAGTCGCCCTTCTCTCACATGAAAAGTCCCTACTATTAAGGGTTCACCATAGGAATCAGTCCTTATAAATGCCTCGCCCTCTGCAATCCCAACCGTATGTAGAAAGTTTGGCCTGACCTCGGGAACTTCTTGTAACCAGGTCTTGCCCTGGGATAAAATATTCTGTTGAACATACCCAGGCATAGGAGAACCCATCCCTACCGCTGCAATTCCAGTCGCACGTGCCAGGGTAGTTACTGCAGGGACAATTCCTCTAACCCCCGTAGCAAGGGGGGGGGTAGCCAATTGGTCTATAATCGCTGGCAGTGCACTCATGGCTTCTGTGGCTGCCCTGTCAGCCCCCAAGGTAAGTATCTGGGGAGTGATTGCCCCCTTCCCTACTACTTGTTCAATAGCACCCATCATCCTACTGGCACTCCACTCAGGGGAAACCTTCCTCAAGAGGGTCGCAATAATCTTGGATTGAAGGTCATCACTCAATTCAATATTGGGATGCCTTGCCATCCATGTAACCAATGATTGATTTAGCCGTTGGTCAAGGCTTGTTCGATAAGCTGCGATAAGCACTGCTTCTGTTTCAGAACTTAATTTAATACCCGTCCGCATCGCTTCCTTACGCAATGCCGTCCTAGTGGCAACCTGGTTTGCCTTAGAAAGGACACCACCAAGTATTCTGGTTGATGCTGCGTTTACAACGGCTTCATAACCAGCCATGGGCGCTAACGCAATCTGCCCTGCCCTGGCAACTACCGCCCTTGTTCCACCCTTTGCTGCGGTCGCTGCTAATTTGGCTTCTCCTGCTGTAGCACCACCAAAACCACCCGCAATCATAAGAGCGACAGACAAAGGTGTAGTCATTCCCTGCCAGATAGTTGTTCCTACCCCTGCACTATCGTAGTAAGCCTTCTTTAACTCCTCAGAAGGTTTGAGTGCTGCCCCCTTCCATAGTTGAGCTACAGTTCCCACAGGATGCAACGCTGCTACAATCTTGTTGAAGGTAGGTGGCTCGCCCACTTCTTTCCTATACAAGTCAAGGAAATTCTTTTCGGGTTGAGACAGGCCAGGTTTTTCTTTTAATGTCTCTGCCTGTACCCCTATCATAAAAGGCAAGTCTGCCTTTTCCATAACGGACAATCCGTATTTCTTAATTAAAACTGCAGGGATGTTAGGAGGAAGCCATTGCACAATGTTCCCTACCTTTTCCCAAAACCCAGCCCCCTGCCTTGGCTGTTGTTTCATAACCTGGCCACCCTGACCCGCTGCTATGGACATTTGCATCCCTGGCATTAAGTCTTCTGGGGCTGCAGAGAAGGGTTGCCTGGGGGATTGGGCAGCCAAATCCTTTTCGGCCTGCTCTTGCCCCTGGGAAGTGCCCTGTAGGTTAAGTGCTGAGTTAATGACACTGGCAAATCCAGGGTCTCCCCCAGTTTCCTTGGCTGTATTCGCCTTTTGCAGAATATCCAGCCAGGTCGTCTTAAGGTTGGCCTGTTGCATGGGACTCAGATTTCCCCAACTACCGCCGTATTGTTTTATTGCCCACTGAGCCCACTCAACGGCCTCTGATTCGGCAGCTTTCTGTCGAGCGCCAGCGGTTGCAGTAACGGTCTGTTGCACCATTTCATTAGCAAAGTTGCCCGAGCGCAATTCCTCTTGAACCATGTCTGGAGTAATTGGTATCTCGGAAGCGCCGTACTTCAATAACTGTTTGTTCATCCCGAGCAACCTATCATAAGCCTTATTATGCCGAGAAGTAATCGCCAGGTTAGCAGCATATTGGGCTTTCCGTAGCCCTTCACGTGTCTGCCGATCCTTAATTTCTTGCATCTCCTGGGCATAGACATTGGAATACTTCCGCACAGCAGCCTCGGCGTGCTGTTTGGTAAGCGCAGCAAAATCATCCAGAATATTAGTCTGTTCCCACCACTTCATTTCTTATCTCCATGCCAACCATGGGCTGAGGCGTTTCGGGCATTGGCGCTACCCTGGGCTTTCGCCTTGGACGTAGACCGCCCCTGGACCCTACCAGTGGCGACTTCCACTATCGCCCAGTCCCTCCCCGACTTGGTTGGTAAATGTTTAACTTTCACGGGCATTAGAATTGCCTCCCGACATTCCATCTTTGGCCAAGTTTCACTTTACTTGGGAATAGTTTTTGCGATTGTGCAACAAGCGGAGTCCACCACTTTTCTATATCAGACAGTGCTTTAACAGCAGACTGAGAAAACTGTGTGGGAGCACCCACCTTTGACCATGCTTGAAACCCAGCCATTTGTGCCATTTGATCGGTGTCTAATTGGGCTTGCGCTCCAATGGGTCTTACCTCCCCAACCTTCCCCAGGGATGGTTCGAGGTAGGGTTTCATCCAGTCTGGGATCGGTGGCGCACCTGACTGCTTGTATGCCTGGTTAGCGTACTCGGGCGCTGCTCCAAGTATATTTAACCGTTCTTGGCCAATTCCGCCGACACCCCAAGTCTTGGCCTGGTCTGTATATACAGGGTTTAGCCCCTGTTGCTCCAGCGTTGAGGGGATTCCAGGGAATCCTGACCGTGCCAAGTCCTCGGCTTCCTGCATACTAATTTCGCCCCTGCCGTATGCTTCGGCTATCATGGTATCAGAAATAGGCCTGGTGGGATCAAGGGTGTATGGGTTCGGGGCGGTGTAAGTACCCTGTTCTTCTCCGACCTTTTCTGCTTCACCGACTGCTTGCTGGCGCTGATAATTCAATGCAACAGACCCAGCGATTTGTCTATCTATGGCCTCTTGGGTATCCTTCATCTCTTTACCGATCAACCATCTGACCCAGGTAGCTTCATTACCCAAACTACCGAACTCACCCATCAGTCCCTGCAGGGCTGCCAACTGTGCCTTTTCCCTCTCGGCAATACCGTAAACGGGCGCACCGCCCAGTTGGTACGTATCACCAGCCGTCCCTATATTATAGGCATCGGCAATGGCCTGATTGATGACTGGGGAGGTTGTAGGCGCTCCCGCCTTCACCCCACCTGTCCCGCCAAATGTCTTATCCATCCACCAGCGATACTGTGGATCAAAACTTCCTGGGAAGGCCTGCTTAAAATTCTCTAATCCACCCAGATTACGAACAGTGTCCCAATATTCGGCTGTCGTCCTGGGCGGATTAGGTGATTGTGACGTATCCCATTTATACCATTTGTCTGCCATCGTTTTTCTCCTTGAAGCGACTTAGCCAATCATTTACTTCCTTGACGCCGTGTTTCTCCATGAGAGCAATGATATCATTGGAAGATAACTGTGACGCCATGGCTAATTGCTCCTTGCGTGTGGATTCCCTGACCCCGTAAGGAGTCTCGCCCATCTTGGCCAGCTTCTCGTCTATGCTCACCATCATGTTGCTGAGCTTCTGCATGGTGAGCGTTCCGATATTTACGTTACTCACTGAGTTGCCCCCATTTGCTCACGGGGAGTTGGAATAGCACCCATTTCTGGTGATCCTCTACCCCTGGTTCTCAAAGCGTCCTCCATCACACCCATGCCTTCACCCGTCTGATTAGGCGGTTGGCTTCGCATACTCTGGTTTCCCCGCTTGTTTCCAAGCTCTTTTGCCATATTCTCAATCTTGGTAATTTGATCGAGTTGCTCCTGCATACCCAACCGTTTCATTGCATCCTTGGCAATAACTTCCCTGAGCAGTGGGTCTTTCATGGCCTCCTCTGCAGCTTGCTGGGCTATCTCATCCTCAGCCTGTTTCTCAGAGTAGTCGTGATAATCCAATAGTTCCGTCTTGTGACTGATAGAACCGCCTTGCCTGAGAGCCTTCCCGAGAGACTTACGAACATCGGTAGCCTCGGGTGGTTCAGCCAGTAATGTGACGGTGCAGTCATAGTATCCCTTGATATCAGCAGGCTTTACTTCCTGAAAGACCTTCCCGTCCTCAGATGCCATATTCTTGATCTGTACTGGGAAGTCATAAACCTGTTCGATGATCCGAGAACCCATGCCCATACTAACACTCAGGGCAGTCTCCAGATTCTGAAAAGCGTCCTTATAGGTGCTCTTGGCACTAGACATTAAATCTTCCTGGAAAGACCCACTGTAAACACCAGGAACCTTAACTCCGCCCAGGACGGCGGGCGGACTGGCCATATTCTGTATCATTCCCCACTCCTGGAATAGACCCTGGGGCGGACTTTCGCCCGTAACGACCTCGATTTCCATTTGGCCTGGAATCTCTATCAGGATCACATCAGGATCGGTGGGAATCTTATTGTCAGGATAGTATTGCTTGATTAGTTCTGGATTACCCTTGAGCTTGTACTTAAGCCAGGCATAGCGAGCATTGATAACGTCAATCATGGATAGCATTCTGGATTCCATCTTGAGGATATCCTGCTTGCCGTACAGTAAAGACCTGTACTCATACTCGGGTTTCCCTTCATAGCTGGTCTGCCCTGCGCCTGAATCAAAGTGCACATAGGGCACAAACCCAAAGATATTCGGCTGAACCTCTCCCTGCAGAACTGGGATATTATCAAGCAGGAAGCATCGCCAGAAGGCGTCATAGTAACTTACCCAGGAAACAGGCTGGGTCGGCTTCTTGTCCGTTGTCCAGTTCCAGCCGTTCTTCCTGCTTAAGGCCACTGCCTCTGCAGCAGTGATAGGAAACTTCTCAAACACGTCCGCGGGCACAAGCCCGTCATGCGCGGGAGAACAAAAGACATTGATGGGGTCAGGAGATGAGTGATATAACGGGAAATGGAATAACCGCTTCTCATTATATTCCTTCCGTTCCTCGTCCGAAAGGTTCGTAATCGGTTTACCGTTATAACTCCCGAAGTAGAGGTCATCCATATTGACCCTCAAGAAGCCCTCGCCACGAAGTAGAACCTTCTTGGCGCAGTTCTTGATGACCTTGATATCCTTGTGCATCCAGAAGTTATAGAAGGTCTCAACGACCCCCGCCTGCTTTCTGGCCTCATCACTATCCCTGCGGGGAACTACCCTCGCCATGGGATTATCAAGCGTGAAATGAGTTACGCCGACATCAATCCAATCCCGTGCCTTGGATGACTTACGGGTAGGAAACCTTGAAGGCACATTGGCATCAAAGGTAAGCTCGTAAAACTTGTCCAACTCTATCTGCAGTTCATGGAGCTTACCATAGAAGGCCTCATATGACTTGAGTCTCTCGTTTATCTCATCCAGAGTCGGTGGTGTTTTCGTCTGTTCCATATCACTCCTACGTCTTTATGTACGTTTGTCGTTCAGGTGTTCCGATAAACCTAGGTAGTTGGCCACGCCTGGCCTTGATAGGCAACCCAAACTTATTCGCCAGTAAGTATATCACCGCCTTACAAGCGTGATCATTCTTCGCTAATGGTTGCCCCGTGAGTTTGTCCCTGATCCATATTCCTCCGCCTTCCACGGGTGATTTCCCTCCACCCAATTCTGATATCCACCCTCTACACTTGGGGTCTATATAGAAAGTCGGCTTTCCTGTCTCGGGATGAATCTTCAGGTGCGTTCTGAGTAGCTCGATTCCGTCCTCGATATTTACCTTCTTCGAGACAAGGCTAACCCCAGCATCAATGAGCCATGTTTCCGTAGGGGAAGCCATGCCCTGGTGCTGTGTACCTGCTATATCAATTGCCCCACCAATGACCGCATCCCACCATTCTCTTTTCTTGCAGATATAGATAATGTCCTTGGTGACATGTCCCTGTATGTAAACCTCATCTATTGCAGCGAATCCATCGCCTTGCTTCTGGATGACCTCAACGGCATAAGCGCCATGGTATCCTGGGTCAATGGCCAATTCAACGGCAGTATTCCTGTCAAACGGGCACTCCTTGACATGGTACGCATTAACAAACTCAGGTATAGTTCTGTCTGCCCTGGGACTCGGTTCTCCCCCGAATCGTTCCCTGAACCGATCCTTCGGCATTGACGCTTCAAGCTTTTGAAGCTCAGGATCATTTCGGCCTAACGGGAAGATTACCGTGTTTGACCAGGTAGGCAGGGAGAATGATCTGAGTTCAAGCAGGTTAAACCCTTGCCCGAGTTCATAGAGTTCTCGATACCAACCAACATAATCCTCCTCCTCAAATGTTCCTGCTGCAGACAGCCAGCCCCGTTTCTCAGCCAACCGTCCCCTAGACCGCAGGAAGATTTCATAGGCAAGCTGGGCAGCCTCGCACAGAAGGATTGCATCGGGCGCTGTGGTAGCTATCTTCTCAGGGTACTTGGCTGACTTTGTGACTATCCGCGTCCCGTCTTTGAGTGCCATGAGTCCAGGGTCAATGTTCTTCGTAAGCTCCTGGATTATCTCCAGCTTACCAAAATCAAGTGCAAGATGCTCCCATTCACCACGGCAGGCTTCGTAATCATCTCCGAGTAACCAGAATAACCCAGGTCGCTTGTTTGGGAGATTATCAACCCACCAGTGTCCTTCGAGTTCTTCTGCGTTAGTCTTCGACTTTCCAGCCCGTTCCCCGCCAGCTATGAGCTTGTTTCGGCTTGTGTCCAGGTGAATAACCAACTCGGCCTCAGTCGGTTTGTACCCTGTAAGCCTCCACAACTCTTGCAATTGATCCTGGTAAGCCATGAGATAATCCTACGGGATTAACTTCAATAGTTTATTAACCAGTTCTTCGGTAGCAGCATTTATCTCTACCTCCGTTATGTGCCTTTCGCCAGCATCTTCCGCTAACCTGCCTACCAACAGGTGGAGCGCTTCATGTTTGGCGCACTTCAGGGGGTCGAAACACTTGGCATCGTCTTCCTCTATATCATTGGCCATCCGTACACATGCCGTCATCAAATCCTGGTGAATCCGAATGTCGGCATAACAGCCATCCAAGGGCGCTTGTATGAAGTAGACATTGTATCCCTCACACCCAAAGGCCTTCTGCCAGCGTTCAAATTCCTGCTTAAAGATATCGAACTGGGCATCTGTCGCGATGGTCATATCTTCTCTCCGTTGTTTAGTGCGCCGTAAACACCATGTCCCCTGGGAAGAACCGCACTAGGTTCAAGGTCTTCACCCATCCCCCGTGTCTTCTCTCCCAAGTATGTGAGCCTCTGCAGTAGTTCCATATATCATTGTAGATAGTTATGGCTCTACAACCCACTCGTTTGCTCTCACAGAATTAGCCTGAGCAACTGACTCATCGCCAGCCCGAGCGTTCCATTAACCCTGCATAGCGGTTTATTCTGGCACAGAGAACACGATATTTACTTGTTAATCTGCGGTACTATTTACTGCACTTGCAGTGTTAAATACTTAGTGGGGAGGGCTGGCTTACGTTTATCCCATTCTCCCTATGTTTCAGAGGCTTCACTTTCGCCTTGCTGCCCTCCCCTGCCAGGCTCAATCCCCCATGCTGACCCATTCGAGTCATCGCTGTTGGGTTTAGCCTGAAATCTGGGAAACAACCCTGCGGGAATCCAGACCCATAGGATAGTCCCCCATCATGATACCACTGACAATCATCTCAAGAAACCTCAAGAGTGGGACTGGGTGTTGAGCCTAGGCCTCCGTTGTACTGGGGCGGGGTGCTTCTGTTGCAATACCCCATGTCGTTGAAGTTTCTTTAACTCACTCTCCCGAACAAGCTTTGTCCCCTGGTGGCCGACGACGAGAAGGCCATGGGGAGTAATCTTGATCGGGTTGACTGCTATAAACGGGTTTGTGTTCTTCATTTTGCATCCTTTATCTTAGCCCAGACCCACCAAGTTATTAGTACCCCAATCGTGGAGAATGCGATGAGCAGCGCCATCGAACCCATAAATACGGTTGACAGCCCTCCCTTGTCGTAGGCTAACGCCACGTAAAAAGCCAACGGGGTCGAGATGGCCACCAGCAGCACATCCACCGACTTGATCAGTAGCCACTTGCGAGCTTGCCCGTCTTTCGGTAAGCGGAGGTTCATCGCTCACTCCTCTCATGGCACACATACCTCGCACGGTGGCACGGTTGGATGCGCTAAACCCCAACAGACCAGCACGATCAGCGCTACCGTGAGCGCTCCGAACACCAGCGCTGGCGCTAGGATTCTCCAGTCTACTTTCCGTTCCATATTCGCCTCGCTACAGCCTTGACCAGGCGCACCACGATCTTGACCACGGGGCTTACGTCCACGTTCAACGTGGTCGTGATCACGGGGCTCACTGTCACTTTCGACCTTACCACAATCTTGACTTTTGCCATTGCATTATGTAAACTTCCAAATCTTCGATTTGGTCTGGCAGGGATACCTATACTCTCCCAGTGCGCATGGCCTTGCGATTGGGCGATGGGCATGACTTATTCACGCAAGAACCTTTCTCAGACCACATAGTGTTAGTATAACACAATCAATCAAGACTCCAATACCTCATGAACCATCACCAAGGGGTATCTTGGGCATTGGTAACTATTCTTATAGAGTCTTTCACCAGATGGTGAATCACGATGGGATAAGTGAAAGCGTGACAAAGCGTGACATCGTAGCACGAGTGAGCGTGACAAAGCGTGACAAAGCTAATAGCTTCAACCGTGACAGAATGTGACAAAGCTACTACGTTCAAACGTGACAAGTGTGACAAACCCTGTCACGCTATTGTCACACGGTTGTCACATCCCTGTCACGCTCTGATCCTACCAGGCAATCACTCTATATAATATATATATAATAGTTACTAAGTACTAAGTACTAAGTACTGAGTTACTATCACTCTATAATCCCTTCACTGGCCTTTAAGGTACTACGCGCGCGCCCGCGCGGAGTAACAGCCTCAGTCAGTAGCGGAGTAGTCACTACAGTGATTGATCCTTGCTTCATTTGTGCAAGCTCCTGTGATCGTGCCCGTAACTCCTCAATAAGCTTAGATGGTGTAACCTCTATCTCCATGCGCCTACCAAAGTGGGCAGGGTCTTTACGCTCAAGCATCCAGGCAGCAGCTTGCCATGAGCCTGGTAACTTACTCTTGGCAGCAGTAACTATAATAGCTATGAGAGCACGTTCACCTTCAGCTTCAGCTTTTTTTGTTGCGAGGACGAAGTTGCCGTGAAAGGTATCCAGGCCGAGTTCAATATCGGCTTCGCCTCGCTTGACGTAGTTATAATAAGTCTTTTCATTCATACCACTTGCTAAGCAAGCAGTCTTTATATAATTCCCATCAGAGATACTCTTACAGAGGAGGTCGAGACGTGCGGGTGAAATTCGTCTACGCAATCCCCGCTGGTCTACTTTCCCGTTTTTCTTCTTTACACCTTTTGGCATGTTACTATCCTTTTCAGCTTCAAAAACATTCGTGATTTAGCATAGCTGTTTACTCGTGAAGCTTACGAATAAACTGCCCATTGACAAACTTTAGTGCCCTGTGCCATACTGGTAGGGCATCGTAAAATACGAGTAGAAAGGGAGAAATTGAATATGGCAAGGTATGGTAAGAGTGCATCGGGAAACCCGCTGACAAGCTATGTCAACATGTTCCAGACTCCAGAGGAACGCAGGGGCAAGTACGCCTACTTGCGTTCTATAGGAGTAAGCATCACCTGGGCACGATCTGTACGTGACTGGCGATGGACTAAAATCAATCTCTATGTCGGCTGTCTCATCGCCGAGGGCTTCTGCCCAGATAAATGCGATCTGGGAAAGCGGGTGACTATATGATAACATCTCATGTGAACAACTGGTACACTGGCAGTCATGATGCTATCGCCCGCACATATGCGCATGATACCGCGCTCATGTGTGCTTTGCTTGCGCTCACATCACCAAACACGACTATTGCGGGCAATGCTACCCTGGCCAAGAAAGCCTACAATCAGATCAAATCACATGGGAAGGTTTTGCGATCTGGATATATCAAGACCCACTATACGGGCATAACTCGATACCTGGAAACAGGTGAAATACGAGGGAGGAAAGTCAGGGCTTTTTTCTCATGCTTGACTGATCCTCAGTCTCAGACTGTGCCTGTTGACATCTGGATGATGAGGCACTATGGGCACACGAGCGACACCCCATCCAGTCGTCAATACGATGAGATTGAAGCCGACATCACCGCTCAGGCGCTGGCGCGGGGCATGTACCCGCGCGATTATCAGGCTCAATTGTGGCTCGAAATACGAGGAAAGAACGAGTCATATGCGAAATACTTTATGCAAGGGAGGTTATTATAGGTGCAAATCAACGTAAACACGAGAAGGGCGCCCATAAGTCCTGACCCTATTAGGGCAGGCAGGGAGAAAGGAGTAAAATGAAAGGATATAGGTTCGTAACAAATGCCCTCAAAAGTGAGCGCGGGGACACTCAATGGATGATTGGCAAGTGGCAGAAATGCAAGGGGAAATTATCTCTTTGTGCAAATGGTTTTCATGCCAGCCAAAAGCCGATTGATAGCCTTAGTTATATCTTCGGCACTCGTTGGTTTGAGTGTGAGGCACGAGGGCAAATCCTCAAAGGCACTGACAAATTCTGCGCCTCCGAAATGAGGATAGTCAAGGAAATCCCTAATAAGGTAATCCAGCAATTTGCTATAGATTGTGCCTGGCGGGTATTACATATATTCGAGGAGGGCTACCCAGATGATAAGCGGCCCCGACAGGCACTAGAGGCAGTAAGGGCATATCTGAAATTCCCAACTCAAGAGAATCTAGATAAGTTAACTGCCGCTAGGGCTGCCGCTAGGGCTGCCGCTAGTGATGCCGCTTGGACTGCCGCTTGGACTGCCGCTAGGACTGCCGCTTGGGCTGCCGCTAGGGCTGCCGCTAGTGATGCCGCTTGGACTGCCGCTAGGGCTGCCGCTTGGGCTGCCGCTTGGGCTGCCGCTAGTGATGCCGCTTGGACTGCCGCTAGGGCTGCCGAACAGAAATGGCAAAACAGACATCTACAAAATCTTATTAGGAATGAATCAGGCAATTATGCGCATAAGTCCTGAGCTATCAGCCAGGCGAGCGCAGACAGAAGGAGAAAAATGTACGATCTAGCAACAATTCAAGCAATGAATAACGAGGAAACCAGGAGAGCCAGGGCGATGGGCAGCAAGCCATACGTCCTCAAGTTTCACGAGCTACATCCCTGTAACTTCCCGCCATTCCCATTCCCATACCTGGGGGACTACCAGCCTAAAGGCTGGCGCAAGACGGCAGAATACTTCGTAGACTCATCGGGCTTTGGCTCAGAAGGTGAGCCAGCGCTCACCATCGGGGGATTCATTAAGAAGCTTAAGGTTGGCTTCGGCTATGCCATCACGTCTGCTGGCCAGTTCCAGGTACATGTAGGCGAGTATCTGTGCCTACACACCAGGCAGGAATCAGAAGCCATGAAGGAAGTCAGGGCGGTTGTCTTGTTCACCAAGACGATCCCACTTGAGACCGTCAAGGCGCTAAATGCCAAGGGCGGGCTGACCTTCTTTAGCCACTCTAGCACCCGCTACTTCAACAGCAGGTATCCCAGTGCAGCCTATCAGATAGGGAACAAGGCATTCTTTGTTACGTCAGAACGGCAGTCATCCTCTGTGCCTCGCCGTTATACCATCAGGGTTTGCGACATGATCACTGGCGCAATATCCAATGTGGGCGCATTCTGTGAAAACACCGAGGTCGAGGCCAGGAAGCTCTTACGTGACACAATCAGACAAGAGGAGGTAGTATAGCTATGACACCAACAGCAATGGCACTGGTCAGAAAGGGATTAACCTTGATTTACAAGGCGATCTGGGATGGCGGGGAATTCATGTCTCTCGATGAGGATGAAGCCTGGTCAGTCTACGCTGAAGCCCTCTCAAAATGCGATAACGTGCGCCTGGTGACGCTGTATGACACGGGCACGATGTTAGAGATGGGCGAGACTATCGCCTCAAAGGGCGATTACCCGTTAGAGTAGAAGAATAAATCATATAGGAGGGAATGTAACATGAGAAATTTATCTGTAAGATTCAGAGAGCACGGGAAGGCACGTGATTACGCATATGCTGTGATCCCGCAACAGGACATCATCTTCACATCAGGCCACGGGGTCGAGATCATGTGCCTCAAGTGCGAGGATGGAGTCCTGGTAATCACCACCAGGCAGGAATGCGTGATCGAGACTATGTCTGGCGGATTATACTTACAGGGGGTAAAATGAAGAACATCAAAGGCATTATCAATCACACAACCGAGGTTAAGGTCGAAGTCCCTATCCGAATTCAGGTGCGCCAGGAGTTTGAGGCAGACTATTATTACACGGGCAGCACCAATGGCTGTATCTATTTTGGTAAAGGTAACGAGCTTGTAACCGCATCCTGGGTACAGATTCGCCCCGATGGAAAGCTTATTATCACAACCGAGGGAAGCCATAGGGTAGAAGAAGATGGCGAAGACCTCTGGATAGGGGGGCAGGAATGAGCGCAGGATGGATGCACTATCACAAGTACCCGCCAAAGCGCAAGTGTCCTACCTGTGGAAGGCGTCACAGCCTCAAGAGGATCGGGGCTATGAGCAATGGAGCAGATGTCTGGAAGATAATCTGCACCCAGACGGGACAAGTAGCGGGGCGCTTTGCCTCTGACTGGCCAGAGGGTTATCCCATATAACGGACGATTCCACCAACGCAAAGGGGGAGACCATCGCACGGTCTCCCCCTTCGCTTTTAGGTGGTTGGGGCAAGTAGCCTGTCCTGAAAGGAGATAGACACCAGGAAATCCCAAGGATTCTCTGTTATCCAAGGACAGCAATCAGTAGGGGATTCACCAGTAAGGTTTCCCCAGTTCAGTGGCAAAGAGTAGTTCTCGTAAGACATTATAACCTCAGTGTGATAACACCCAGGTAGTTAAGTATACTCACGGGGATCATCGCCAGCCATAGAGCCAAGGCCATCTCCCAGTGATCCATCGCTCCCTGTGGCAGGTAGACCTGGCCATCGGGAAGCGGTAAGCCGAATCGAATCGCCATCTCCTGGGTCATTAGCAACTCTCGGTCATTCCACCGTTCCCATGCCCAAAACCACACCAGGACAATGATACAGGCCACCAGCCCCACAGAAACAGCAATCCAGGCGGTAAATACCCCCAGCGCGTAATGAGCGGGCGATGTCGGCTTGCGCAGGACATTCCAAACCTCTTTGGCTGTCTGGCCTAATGTTTTCATATCAGTGCGAATGCCCCCTCTAGGCTATAGAACCTATCGAGCCTCTGAGTCCACATCCACATGCCGTCCGATTGAGGCTCAAGTACCATCGGTTCACTCTCGGCAAAGAGTACCAGATTATACGAATGGCCACTCTTGTAGTCCAGGATATAAGCAACCTGGTTGACATTGAAGATTAGGTTGGTCATAACCTTAAACATCATGGCGAATTTGTCACAATCAAAGAAGTCCCTCACATACACCAGGCGCTCGGTTGTGTCATATGCGACAATGTTGGCAAAGTTCTTACGGTTAGTCAGTCTATACTTGCCATCTAGGGGAAGACGCACGATGTTCAGCTTGAGCGCCGACAACTGAGCATCAACCCAGGCTGTATCCAACTCAACCGTGTAGTCAAGCGGGGTCGGGGGAGGCCGAGGGACGAGCAATTGTAGCTGTCTTATCTGCTCGGCCTGGGTTTCTATAACACCCTGAAGGTCGGCAGTCTGGGTAAGACAGGCAGTAAGCTGTGATTGCTCGGCGCTACAGTCTGTCTGACATCCCAGCCAACTACACAGTAAGTTGCGCAGATTGTCCATTGGTTTTCTTCGTTACGGTGATCCCGACTTGCTTTGTGATTCCCCTCTCTACGAACCACTCGCCTACGATAGCGATGGCAAAGAATCTAAACCACTCGCTCATGGGGTAGCCAAAGGACTCCAGGAGAGCCCCAACAATAAGGGCTGCAACCAGGAAGATCATGGCAATGGGGCGAGCAAAGGACTTGAAATCATCTGGGTTCATGGTACTCCTCCCTGGGGTGAGCGTACTTACGGCACACCCTGAGACAAATCGAGATACAGATTGCCAGTTCGATAGGCAAAAGAATCAGGTGCGACAGAATCGCACGTAGGGTAAAAGCTTCAATTAACCATTCGGGCATAGTTCTATCCCTTCTACTTTCATTATATCACACATGAAAGGTTCACCAATACCTCATTCACTGGTGTTTTTTGACAGCAACATGGCATTCGTGGCAAACGACCAACAGATTTGATGGTATATTTAGGGGATGCCATGTTCTTTGTTGCCCATTCAAGGGGATAATATGATGAACACGTAAGCCCATTTTTTCATACCACGTGCCATGGATAGCCCTAGTGCCCTCCGATGTCACTCCACAAACCTGGCATTTACGATTTGCACGGTGAATAGCATCCCAACTGGCCTGCGGCCAAAAGAACAAGCTGAGATACAGGGTTGCACATTCGTCAGAACAATAGGCTCGCCTACGCTTGGGCAACCGATCACCGCACATGAAACAGATGCCCTGGTTCTCGTAGCCCGTACAAATCACCTTATTCACGGTGGTAGATTTCCCGTTTCCATCTAGCAAAGGAAATCTTCTTCCTACCCCAGCCCGTACAATACATGAGAGCCTTACGTGCATTAGGACTCAATGCTTCAAAGCTTCTGCCAGCCTCGATCTGGGCTACCAGAAGCTCACCATATATGCCCGTCTTCTCAAGCCTAATCTTAACCTCGGCCACTACACTGACAGGCTTGGCAAAGGTAGCCTCTTTGGGGATATTACTTGATCCAGGAGAATCATCCCTGTTTCCCCAGTCTGCGCCCCTGAGTGCCTCTGTATGTTCTATAATCCAGTACACCTGGCGGGGACACCAGCGAATGTCCGAGTAGGTGTAGCCATCAATCTTACCCTCGCAACCCCTATAGTCTCGGCACTTTAAGCAATTAAGTCCATTGTCCATATGAGAATATTATACCACAAAAGATACTCCCACCAAAGACATTCCAGTAAGATACACATTTCCACCCTTACGAACAAACTTGACAAATCCTTGGGGGTGTGATAAGCTTTACGGTAAATACAACAAAGCAAAAAGGAGGAAAAGATGGACAAGCAAGAAAGAGATTATAAGAGACACAGAATACTTGAATGGCTGTACGAGTTGATTGGCCTTTCTGAGGAGGTCAGGAATGATTGGCTCACATACGTGCTCGTAATCGTAGGCCTATTAATCTTTGCCTGGATGTGCGTTCAGTCCGTAGGATAGTGGTCGAATTATTAAACACAAAGGAGGGAACGTGAAACACTATGATTGCTACAGTCAGAGGGTCAAGGTCGAGCAATTTTATGGCGCAGAATCTCAGCTTCAACTCCTAGTGGGTATTGCAAGCTGGTGGGTGGAGACAAGGGTGAATAAGCCTACTGCCATTATGGATGCCATTAAGCTTGAGTTTGATGGGGATGAAGGGGGAAAGTGGGGCGCTGTAATACACTGGTCAGAATAGGAGGAACATGAAAGTAGACGTAAAAGCACCCGACAATCACTCGATCCTGGTAATCGCCCCGTTCCTGTGGGGCAGAGGAGACACACTCAAGCTGGCTCTGAAGGAAACCAGAAAACACGGCAGCGTGACAGAGGGCAACTTTGAGGCCTGGATTGCCCCCACGGATGTCTGGGTAAATGAGATGGGGACATTCTATCTGCACCATGATTGCAAGGTCTGTCAGCAGATAGTCCGCCCGATTCACATGAAGGGGAAACGTGAAACTAGCTAACAAGACCAGTCACAGCACTGCAGGCTTGCGAGCCATGTTCTATGATCTGGCTCGCAAGGCTCATGTCTCAACGAGGAAGCTCACCGTAGTGGTTTTGCCTTCTCGCCGTCATGTTCACGGCTGGTGTGATACAGACCGAAGACTCATAACCCTGTATTTGTTAAGGGAAAGCACAACCTCCACTATATCATTCCTCTGGGTGCATGAGTTGGCTCACCTGACCCCGCATAATAAGACGCTATATCGCCATGGCCACTCAAGGAAGGGGCAGGCACACGCTGACGCTATGGCAGCAAGAGTCACGGGCGGGAAGCACGAGGACATGAAGTGGCACAAGGAACAGGGGTGGAGGAAGCTCCGCTACCGCCCAGCATATCCGACCAAGGCACTGGCTCGCCAGGAACTCCAGAAGCTCCGCTACCCATATAATCTTCTGACATCTGATCAGCGATACAGCCCTGACGGGAAGCGGAAAGACGGCTTCTCGTTCAGAATCTCCCCGAAGTCCAGGCGTGGGCACTACTGGCTGGAGGAGAAATACATTGCCAGGAATGATAAGCGGGAGGTATTGTCATAATGCTTTCCGAGTGGTATAATATCTCAGAGGGGCAAGCATACGCAGGCATCTTTATACTTCGCAAGGAACTTGCCAAGTTTAGGCGCAGAAGCCTCACCAATACCTGGATTAAGAACTATGATGACAATGCGGTCATCGCCTCACTGTGCCGATGCTGTGACAGAAACCCCGACTGTATCTGGAAACCTCTATGTAAGGCTCTCTATGACAGGTGGAGCGATCTTGCCCCGATAGACATTACCAAAAACTATGACTGGGAAAAGCTCATCGAGGGAAGCGGAATCACTGATCCAAACTGGCTACCGTTCATCCGCATCCAACTCCTCGTGGACATTATCCGTGGCCAGGAGCAGCTAAATATGATTCAGTAAAGGAGGGCAGAAATGAGAGAGAAGATAGCAGAGAAAGTAGCAACAATCTATAGGGGGCATTTCCCGCACTGTCCGAATGTGCCTGAAGTGCCTAAAAAATTTGGCTATGAAGTAGCTGACCAAATCCTACCTATGGTGCAGCGCGGGTTCTACGATATGGGTTACGCTCAGGCTGTAAGGGACAATCAGGTACTCATGGGGAACAGGGAGGTCTTTTGGCAGAAGGAAGTTCAACGGGCAAGGCAAGAGGCCAGGGAAGAAATAGTGAAAACCATGATAGCAAAGGGACTCAAGGTCAACAATCTGAGCTTTGAGAACCAGGGCAAAGGACTAATAATCTTTATTACTGAAGCCAAGCTCAAGGAGTTAGGATTCGAGGTCGAGCCTAAATACGAATGCCCCTGCGGGACAGTCTTCCTGGAGAAAGACGCACAGTATAGCCATGGCTGGATGAGTTGTCCAAGCTGTGGCATAAAGGAAGACCTAATCCAGGTCGCAGGAAAGGAGGTAGATGGCGAAACACGGCGTCAAGTTGGCGCAACGTCACAACAAGAAGGACAAACCCCGTAAACCAAAGAACGAAAAAGGAGGGTAAGTAGACACAAATTGAGTGAAATAGACATCAAGGAATTTCAGGGATTCAGGATCAAGTAGGAGGTATTGTATGACAGAGAAAGCAAAGAATGGAGATAACAAGGCCTTAATGACCGTGACCCAAGCGCTCAAGTCATATGATACTGCCGAGGTTCAGCTTATCAAGGACACCGTGGCCAGGGGAGCTACCGATCAAGAGCTTGCCCTATTCCTGTTCACCGCCAAGATGCGAGGACTGAACCCCCTCACCCGCCAGATTCACCTGGTTAAGCGAAAGCAGAAGGTTGACGGGGTGGATAAGGAGGTCGCCGTTATCCAGACAGGCATTGACGGTTTCCGCCTGATAGCAGAGCGCACAAAGCAATATGCGCCGAGTCCCAAGCCGACATACTTTGAGTATGACAAGGGACGCCTGATCAGAGCCACCGTTTTCGGCATGAAGATTGTCGGCAGCCAGGCCTTCGAGTACAGCGCCACCGCCAAGTTTTCCGAGTATGCCCAATCATTCGGCGGACGGCTCGGTAACATGTGGGCGAAGATGCCCGAAACCATGCTGGAGAAATGTGCCGAGGCAAAGTTACTTCGCAAGGGCTTTCCCGAGGAACTGTCTGGCATCTATACCGATGAGGAAATGGCGCAGGCCGATTCCGTAACGATTCACAGTGCCGAGTCCCCAGGTCAAAAGGGGAAACCAGCCATCCAAGTTAAGGCCACACAGGAGGGCAGCGAACAGCAAGGGATAAACCTGAACGGCGATCCCAGTATGGAGGTTATAGAAGCGCCCCCAGAAGACATCGTGGAAGGAGAATTCCACTCAGAGAATGAGGGGGAGGGAACTTATGATTACCTACTGGTAACTTGTCCCGAGCATGATCAGCCATGGGCAATCAACAAGTTCGGCAAGAGTTACCACAGGATGGAAGGCGATACCTTCTGTAACTTCAGCCAGCAAGTTAAGCTCGTGATGGAATCCCGTGGTGTATTAGCTGGCTTCTCTGAGAAGGAACAATTCTCTGCCTGGTGCAAAGAGAATTTCAACGGAGAAACCTGGAGCAAGCTCACCGAGAAGCAACAGATTGAGGCCTTGGGATTGGTTGACAAGATCATTGCCGACAAAGAGGCCTCGGCTCAAAAGAACCCAGTGGTCGAAGAAGCTAAAAAACTGGGTGGAGTAGTCACCAAGAAAGACATCAAAAAGGAGAAGAAATAACCATGTGTGAACAAATAGAGAAAACCCAACCGCAGCCCAGGTGTAAGTTCCTGAACGACAACGGCACATGCAGTCATGACGATGCCCCACAGCCCAACGAGAGTGAGTGCATCGGCACGGTTGACTGTGGCGTTACGTTGGACGCGGACATTCATAAAGTAGAGGAGGAGTAACCGTGCGCCTAACTAACACTTACGATTTGCCCGAAACCATTGTCAAGGCGGTAACTCACTCTTACAAGCCTCGACAACTTCCCCATCGCTTCTCAGTGTCGGAGCTTCTCAATGCTCCACAGGCACAACAGCTATACGTGAGGCACTGGGATGAGATTGAGGAAGATATTAGTGAGCGCATCTGGCTCTTACTGGGCAATGCCGTACATGCCATCCTCGAACAGGGCAAGGTAGAGAATTCCCTGAAAGAGGAATCCCTTAAGGGGATTATTGACGACAATGTCGTTAGTGGTAGACCAGACCTATGGCACAACCAGGTGATTGATGACTATAAGATCACGTCCGTATGGACGATAGTTTACTCACCACAGGGTCGCCAGGAATGGCAGGCACAATTGAATATTTACAAGTGGCTGTACGGCATCGCAGGATTTGATACCAAGTCACTGGAAATCTGTGCGATCCTACGGGACTGGCAAGAATCCAAGGTAGGCAATGGCTATCCCCCAATCCCCATCGTTTCTATCAAAGTACCTCTATGGACACGGGCGGACACCGAGGCCTACTTACGGGAAAGAATCGCTGCACACACTTCAGCTAGGGCTTTACCCGACAACCAGCAGTCTCCTTGTTCTAGCGTAGAGAAATGGGCAAAGCCCACCCAGTACGCAGTCATGAAGAAGGGGCGCAAGTCTGCTATCCGTCTTTATGATAACGAGGAGAATGCCAAGAAGAACCTCCCCGAGGGCACACAACACTACATC